TCTATATTTTCTATTAAAACAATTATCATATTCATTAGACATGTATACATATTCAGGATCATTTTTATTTATTTTTTCAGAATATACATTTTCATTAACAATTAATTTATTATAAATATATGTACACTTAACATTAATTTGTTTATTTCTGTAAGGTATAAAAAATTCATCATCTTTTAAAAAATTAAGACCTATATTATACATCACTTTACCATAACCAGGAATTCCTACAACACTTACATCTTCCCAACAATTTTTGGAACATTTATGTAAATAGATATAACCTAAAGATACATTATTTTCTTGAAGTAAAATACGTATATGTAAATTTGTTTGATGATAACAAATCATAAAGTACTTTTCTTTATTATATGAAAAGAAAAGTCCTTAGTTTTAAAAATATTAAAATAAATTTGCAGTAGATCAGCAGGGACTCGAACCCTGATCCAATTAAGGCCTGCTTCTAAGGCAGGTGTGTTTTAATCCAGTTACACCACTGATCCATAATTTTGTGCTACTACTCGAAGTCGAATCGAGACGATCATTCCTGACCGGTAGATTTTAAGTCTGCTGTGGCTGCCATTACACCATAGTAGCATTTATTTAATTGTGACGTATAACGGTTACGCTCCGTTCTTTAAAGGTTGAAAACCTTTTTTCCTGCTACTAGAAGAATACGCCATTTAATTTGAGCCTCTTGTCTTACTCGAAAAGACATCATCTGATTACAAACCAGATATAATTAAACCTTTATACTAAAGAGGCGTTAATTGTGGAGAATACAGGTACCGATCCTGTTTTGGTTTTATCCAAGCCTTGGTTTAGCAAACCAGCCAATTACCTTTCTTGCAATTCTCCAAATTTTGTGGACCGGGGTGGAATTGAACCACAACATGGTTAGCTTTTACAGAGCTTCCAACACCCTGGAACCGATCCTTATTATTTTTTATTTAAATATTCATTTTTTCTTCCTTTTTTCCACCCTAGATTTAAATAATTATCTAAATCATTTTTATTAATACACTTTACTTGTTTTAAATTGTCATTATAAATATAACAATTATTAATCTTTTTATTATATAAATCTAATTTTCCTTTTTTCCATCCTAGATTTAAATAATTATCTAAATTTTCTTTTTTTATTTTTTTATTTTGTTTTAAATTATCATTATAAACCCAACATGTCCCGAATTGTGAATTTTTTTCACCTTGCTGATGTTTTTTTATTAACATTGTATTTTTGATTTTTTCTATTGATTCTTTTTTATGTTTTAAACCTGTCCATAAATGAACTAATTCGCCTGATAAATAACGTTCATCATCTAAATTTACAAAAAAACAATTTCCATTTTTATCTTTACATATTACTTTATCCGTTATATTACTTTTTAAATTTAATTCATATATTAATTTATCATCAGTATTTAAATAATACATTTTCCCATTAGAATCTTTGTATGAACACTTATTTAAACTTATTGATTTTAATTCTTTATTTATAAATCTTTCGTCATTTACATTAATTCTAAATTTATGACCATCATTATCAATTACCACAGTAGATCCTATTGTATGTCTCCAACCTCCATTACCTCCCAAAGATTTATTATAACAACTAGGATCATTTAACATTGATGCGTCAACAATTAATTTTTCATATTCTAAAGCATTTTTAAAATTATTAAAAAAAACTAAATTTTGTTTATTAAAATTGTTTTGGCCAAATAAGGCAATATCTTTATTTACATTTTTGCTAGAACCCATATATTTATCTTCTAAATTATTAGTCCCGTGTACACCATAATAATACATTCCATTTATAGAACAATCAATTTTGTAAAAATAATTGTATATAAATTCTAAAATTTCATTATTCATAAATATTTTTATATTATATATTCACAAGATCGACATTAATATTGATCTCATATGTAAATAAATAGAAGAAGAAGTGGGATTCAAACCCACGGACCGTGTTTAAACGATCAACAGTTTTCAAAACTGTACCAATAAATCACTCTGGCACTCTTCCTTTTTAGTCTGGGTGGAGTGATTCGAACACTCGAGCGCCTGTCTCCAAAACAGGTCCGTATAGCCATCTGCGGAACACCCAGATATATTTTAGTTGATTTGAGAGGGCTCGAACCTCTAAATTCTTAAAAGAATACTTGATCCAAAGTCAAGCGCGTTTAATCCAATTCCGCCACAAATCAATATAATCAAAGAATATTTGAGACGCTTATGGGTATCGATCCCATTTATTTAGTTTTGCAAACTAACACTTAACCATCCAGCCCAAGCGTCATATATAAAATAAAAAAGGCCTCTAATTAAGAGGCCTTACATGTTATTTATTATAGGTTATAATTTTAACATAAAAGTCCTCTTCCGTTTATCGGTGTAGATAAACTAGGTTGCTCACAATAGAGTGATAAACTTTGGGATTGATATGTTAAAGATTGTTTCATTGTTTTTATTTATTATATGTTATATATTCAAAAAAGTTTTAATATTTTTTATAGTTTTTGTAAAAATTTGATGTTACAAATATAATCAAAAAATAAATATAAAAAATAATTTTAAACATAAATATCATGTTTTACTTTACACACTTTCTTCACTTCTTCTTTACTAAATTGCTTTTTATTATTTCTACAATCAAACATACCACCCACTGAACCCGGACACCCTTCTAAACTTACTAACTGATTATTTCTACAAGAAAAATAACCACTTACTGAACTTGGACACCCTTCTAAACTTACTAAATGATTATCACTACAATCAAAACTACCACCTACTGAAACCGGACACCCTTCTAAACTTACTAACTTATTATTATAACAAGAAAAATAACCACCTACTCTACCAAACTTTATATAATCAGGAAACTTATCTAAACCTCTATTATATAAATTAATATTTCCCTTTACATCAATTGTCAAATCATCATTAATAATGTAGTTTTCTACACCCATCTTATCTAACCACTTGATAATTTTTTCTTGATTGTTTTTTTCATTTTTTAAAGATAAAGTAGATGATATATCTTTTGAAAAATAATTATATAATTTTTTATTTATCATTTTCAATTTGATATTAATCGTTTAATGTACTAAAATTTGTTCTTTAGATTTCTTATATTGTCTTTTTTTCTTTTTTTCTGGAACAATTATATTTTTTTGTTCAATTAAATCATTAACTATATCATATTTAACGAATAAATATCTTTCTAGATCGTTGTAATTTATAACTCCTTGGTGTTTCAGTTGATTTATATAATTTTTAATTACTTTTTTACAACTTTTTAGTTGTTTTTTGGTTTGGCATGAATTAATAATATTAATTATTTTTTCAACTGGAACAAAGTTGCAAGTTTTCATAGATACAATATTTAATTTTGTAATGTCTTAAAATATTTTTCTAGAAATGAATCTTTTGTAAAAGACTCTATATCTATTTGATTATTTAAAATAAATAAAATCCAATCATGTTCTACTACATCAACTTGTTGCAAACGACCTTCTTGATGTTTTAACATTAAACATCTAACAAAAGGCCAGTTATTAACAATTTCTAATACTAAAAGATTATTTTGTAGAGAAGGATTAATATGTTGTTCTTGAACATTGTTTTGTTGATTTCCAAAAAATTGTTCAAAAATTACTTGTTGCTGCATTTATCTTATGTATTTTTAATTTATATATTTAATTAAATTTGGTTACAAGTAAAATTTTTGTTAAAATTTAATATTCGTTTTACTCGCAAATCATTAGATAAGTTTTCAAATTTACTATTTCTGATAAAAGAGTACAAAGAATTAGGCTTATCAGGAAATAATGTACAAAAATTACTTTTAGTTTCGGTTAATTGTTTTGTTGTTTTCATAATTAAAGAAGATTTTGTAAGTTATTAATATTTGTTTTATCTTTTAATCTATAGTATATTATTTTTAATTGTTCTTCATAATTTTGTGCTATAGCATATCTATATCCATTTTTGTTTTTGTAATTATTTATAAGAATATCTACACTTTTACCATTATTAAGATATTTTTCTATTAATAAAATTATATAAGGTTCAACAGAAGAATTTGGTGTTTTGTATGTTCTTATAATAATTCCATCACCCATTGCACCCACATTAAAAACTGAATTAGTTAATGTTGCTATTCCTCTAGTACCAAAATGAGATTCTAAATGACCTTGTGCTAATACAAAGCATATATCCATTTTATATTTTAAACACGCAGTTATAATAGTATCTGCACTAACTTTAGAATTTGGAGCAATTTTATTAATATATAATTGTACTTCTCTTTTAAGAGAATCAATTATTTGATTTTTATAATATTCATTACTATTTATAATATTATATTTAGTAGTAGAATAATTAGGAGACATAGAAAAACAAAATATTGATAATGTTAGAGTAATAAAAAAAGAAATACAATATTTCTTTAAAGTTAGCAGGTTATTTCGAGATTTTGATTCTCTAGTAATCGGATTCTTTAAATCATTCATAAATTTAGTTTTGGTTTTACATAAATTATTAGGATGTAAATATAAATAAAATTTCTTTAATTAAAAAATATTTTTGCAGTTTTTTTTTACAATCAATCTTCAAAAAGTGAGATATTTCCTACAATATTTGTTTCTTCAGATTCTACATGATTATTTTCAGACATAACAACTTCTAATTCTTCTTCTAAAATAGGTAATATTTTTTCAAATTTATAAGTTGTTAATTGTTCATTATTAAGATCTTTAAATAACATATAAGGAACATCTTTTAAATAACCATCTACTAATCTTTTAGATTCAAAATTTAAAAATTCAATTTCATTAATCATTCTTAAAACTAATTTAGAAGAAGAATTTTCATAAATTACATAGTTAGATTCATTTTTATTAAATACAAAATTACGTACATCTTTTGAAAATATACCGCCTTTACTTTTTAACCAATTTTTATAACCTAAACCAGACATTTCTGGACTTAAAACAACAGTATGTTTACCTTCATTAATATTAATTAGAACATTGTTAACTACATTAGGTAATAAATCTTTAATAGATATTTCTGTTATTTTACAATCAGATATATCTAATGATTTGAGTTTAAGTAAAGGCTTAAATACTTCATCTACTTCTTCAATCTTCTTGATTGCTTTTCTTCTCATCATAATGTTTATTTTTAAATAATTCTATTTTATATTTTACTAATTCTATTTTTGCTTGTGCAGTTAAATATTCTTTATTATTTAAATTCTTTTTTATTTCATTAACCCATGAAACTTCATCTATATGTATATCTTCTTGATTTAAATATGATTCGAGTAAAGAAATTCCACCTTCTATATATTTACACAAAACATCTTTAACCTTAGGATAAATCATAAATATAATGAATCTATAAAAACTTGTGGAAATATTTCCCTTATTCTTGTCATTGTTAATGAAATTAAATTTGTTTTTAATCCAAATAGACAATACATATAATTAGTATTTAAATCATCACATACATATTTTACAAATCCTAATTTTATTTCAATTGGTGTATTTAAAAAATCTAATTTTTTAAATTGTCTATTTAAAACTAAAATATCATCATCTTGAATATACGCATTTATTAAATTGTCAGTATGATTATCATTAAATTTTTCTAAATATTTATCAACATAAAAATTCCAATCTTTTGGTTCTTTTTTTCTAAGTCTTATAGCAATAGAATCAATGTTATTATTTTGATATTCAGAATCATTTTTATCATAGTGTTGACTAATTATCTCATAATTATCTGGCACTATATCTCCTAATTTAGTTTCTTTTGTAATTAACATTTTATTTTTCTTTAATTGTTTTTTCAAATATTTTTAATTCTTTTATCATTTCTTCATTGAAGAATAATAAAGCATCATCAACTGTTTTTCTATCTATTTTATAAGATTTACAATATTCTTTTATAATATCATTACTTATTGTTTGTTTTTTTTCTTTAACTTCTTGTGTTTTCTTTATACCTTTTATAAACATCCAATATGGTGTTTTATTATATTGTTTACTAAGAAATTGTTGCCAAAAATCAACTACACTAATTGAATTTATTTTTATGTGTTGAAGTATATTGGCTTGTTGAGGATATTTTCTAGCAAACATTCTATTAATCATAAAGAAATTTTTACTTTTTTCGACATTAGTAACTTCTTTATAATTAGTTTCACTTTCAAAAATAGCTTTTGTAATATCAAATATCTCCATTTTTATTTACTATAATTTTGATAAGGACATACTTTAGAATGTGCACTTAATTTATTATCTAAAGAACCTATAGGACAACCATCACAATGAAAATATTCTTCATTTTCATCTAAATCATCTGCAGATATACAACCTTTCAATTTAATATAGTTTTTAACTAACATTTCAACTTTTTCTTTTTCTAACAAATATTTTTCTATATTAATAAGATTCTTAAATTCTTGTTCAGATAATATGTATTGCATAATTTTAAAATAAAGATTTATTATTCATTCTATCTAATTCATTAAAAATTGTAGATTTATTATTTTGTTTAGTAGTTACATATCTTGTATTTGATAAAAGTTGATGCATATTTACAGCAGCATTATTTGTTTTAGGTTTTTTTAATTCAATAGTTTTAATTTTTTCAAATTCATTTACAATATCTGATGGAAAAACATTTGGATCTAAAACAATTAATTTAATTTGTCTGTTTAATCTTTCTTTTATATTAAATACAGGAATTTCTTTTGTTAATAATTTTATATTTTCTAAAACTATATCAGCTTTTTCTAAAACTTTAACATGATCACAATCATTTCCTATAACTTCTAATAATTTTTCAAATTTAGAATTTGTAAATCTAACTTCTTTATCATTTTTAATCCATGTAAATATAGAAGGTATGTTGTCTCCATCATCACCACAGAATATTTTACGCATTTTTATTAAATTACCATCAGTTTCTTCAAATTTAACTTTATCTAATTTTTGTAGTTTTTTAAAATCTTCTTTATCTACGTCTATTGTTAAATTAAAAATATTACAAACATCTTCAGTAGTTAACCATTCATTAAAATATTTAGAATGATATAATTTTTTGGAAGCGCCTTTACCTTGTGTAAATGGATTAAAAACAGTTACAAATGAATATTTATCATCTATTTTATCATAATTTACAAGTTGTCTTATATCTTCATCTCCTGAAACTATAATAACGTGTTGATGTTGATTTTTATGTAATTCATTGGTCCACAGAGTTATAATGTCATCTCCCTCGGCCCCATCTATTTTTGTAACAATATAACCATTTGAATCCATTATTTCCGAAAATTCATCTGAAGCTTTATAGATATTATCCCAGTTAAGATTTTTAGATTTCTCTCTATTACCTTTATATCCTTCATTTTCTTCTATTTTAATTTTTTTACGCCAGGATGAATTATCTAAAGCAAACACAACTCTTGAAGGACTAATAGATCTCATTATATAAGAAATATCCATTGTTACTTTACGTAATAATATATCACATTCTTCTTGTGTATTAAATGTAAACTGTTTACTTCCATATGCTGTGACTGAAAACATCGAGCGGAATAACATGTTACTTAAATCAAAAATACAATTTATCATAATTTTAAATATATGCTTTATATGAATTTAATTAAAATAGTTTTAAAATAAATTATTTATTATACCATACTTTTTCTTCTTTACCTTCTTTGTGTCTAAATTTTTCTTTGTATCTTTTTAAGATAGTATCTAACATATCATCTTTAGCATCTTGAAATGTTTTAAAAATATCAGGTGTAATTATACCGTAATAATAATTTTCTTCATATTTTTTATCATATAAAATATAAAAAGGTAAGCCTAATTCTTTAGCTGCATCTATTTTATAACTAGGTGCATTGCTTACTAATTCATTAACTCTAAATATTTCAAAATCTTTTCTTATTTTCTTTAATAATTTAACTTTCATTTCATTTTTTATTTAAATTAATATAAAATTTACAATAATAAAATAAATATATTTCTAAATAATTATCTGATGTGTCGTAGCATATACTTAGTAATGATTTATTATCATCTATGTTATCAATAGATAAAAATTTTATTCCATAATAAGAATACTGACCATACCATATATCAAACAAACTTAATCTCATATTACTTAATTTTTAAGGTTTCTTTAAATGATTCAACATCTATTAAATGATGAGTAAATTGAAAATTAGTTTCAATAGCATCATTTATTTGTTTTTCTGAAAATTTTGGTTTATTTTCTTTAACGTATTTTTGAGCTAATTCAAATGTACTAAATGTTATATTAGGAACTATTCCGTGTAAAGCATACATACTACCATATGACCAGTCTTTTGCAACAAAATAATACATATCATCTTCATAAATGGTCACACCATCCCGTGTGATAAATTCAGGGATTTTTTTATCTATTTCTTCCCAAAAATAAGGAAAATTTTCTACTTCTCTTTTTGAAATTTTATAATTGCAATATTTAGAAACAATAGGTGAATATTTTACAACACTGTCTACTAAAGCCACAACCATTCCTACTTCCCAATCTCCGGGTAATGATGGATATTTTTGTAAAAGTTTATATTGTTTATTTTTCATAATCCCAATTCTTTTAATAATAAATTTTCATTTATAACAGTACATTGTTTAAATTTTCCCTTATAATTTATGATTGCATCTTTAATTTGTTTTTTAGAAAATATTAAATTATTGTCATTAATCCATTCTAACGCTTTTTCTTTTGTTGAAAACCATAAATGACCTAATCTATAAGCAGTTTCTTTATTACATTGTTTATCTAATAAAAATTCACTTATAGGTTTTGATAAATCATGTATCCACACACTGTACAATTTAATACCATATTGGTATATGTTAATTTTATCTTCTGTTATTAATATAGGCATTTTATTTCTGTTTTTTGCCAATATTCAGGATATTCACTTTCATCATATCCTTGTGAATTAGCATATCCCATGGGTATAACGTCTACCAACGTTTTATTTTTATCATCATAAGTTCTTACACATCCTAATGGAGGTGAACCAGGATATTCTTTAATTAATTTATATTGAATCATTTTCTAACAATTTCGTCATTAAAATTAAATTGTAGAAATTCATTATGAAAAGGTACAAATACATTATTTTCATACATATTATATGGCATATAAATCCATCCTCCTGGGACTCTTAAAATATTTATATTATCGTTTAATTTGTATTGTTCATGTAATTTTAAATTGTAAATAGTTTTGTCTTCCATATGTTTATGTTTTTAATTATATGATCCTGTTGATTTTCTTATTATATTATATTTTTTATGACAAATTTTACATTCGTCCCAAGTTTCATAGTATCCGGTTTCTAAATAACTTCCAGAATTATAATATGATTTAGATTCTTTTTCTTCACATTTACATAATTCATTACGTTTATCAAGCAATAAACTTTGTTCATCTTGTATTTTACTTTTAGCTTTTTTTAAATGTTTAAGTCTTTTTTGAATTTCTTCAATTGTATTGTATTCTTTTTTCATATTTGAATCATTTATAATAACACAATATTTTTTTAATAATCTACCACCTCCAACACAAGATTTACCATCAGAAATAAAATAATGATAAATTTCATATTTTATTTCTCTGACTACATAAATATTACCATTCTCTAAACTATTTTCATTAATATATTTAATTTTAAATGTATTCATGGTTTAAAAAATTAATAGTGTGCATCTAAATAAAGATTATCGTCATCAGGATATTTAACAGGACACCAACAAACATAGTATTTATTTTTAGAATATTCTAAATCTTTATCTGTAAATATTTTAAAATCTTCTTGTTTAAAATTAGGATATTTATTTTTATCAAGATACTTATCTGATTTTATATCTTCATTATGATGTTTACAATAAATATAATTTTCACCTTCTTTGTTTATTGTTTCCCATCCATTTTTTTCAAAATAAACATCTTCTACACGCTGTAAAAGTATTTTTGCGTCATTTGGTATATTATTAGTATGTATAAATTCTAAAAGATCACCAACAGAAGCATAAACATCCCATCTCTTTTTTATTTCTTTACATTGTTCAGATCTATAAATATATTCTCTTTTTTCAGATTTTTGAATTTCCATTTCATTAACTTCTGAAGTTATTTTTTTAACTAATTTTTTTATATTATCTCTTTTATTCATTTATGAATTTATAATTAATTGAATCTTAAAGACTAAACTCAACATTGTAACTAAGCGATCTATAACGAAATTTACTTGATATTGATGTTCTGCAACAGCAATTATAATTAATGGGATTTTATTAATTTTTTCAGGACAATTTTCTTTTATAAAATTAATAAAATCAGAACCTAAAGCAGACATTGCATCATCTATTTTTGATGAATATTCACTACTTATTAATTTATAATTTTCTACAGGATCTGATTTACTTACACAAATATTATATAAATCAACAAAATCATAATTTATATTAAAATTTTTATCATTAAGTTCTTTTACACCTCTTATATATAAACTTTGAACATTATTAAGTAAAGATCTCATATCTGGAAATTTATTTTTAATAAATTTATTGAGAATTTCTGGAGTATATGTGATCTTAGCAGCTGTTAATATAGTACCTAAACGCTTAACATATTCATTAAAAATATAAGTTTCTTCTTCATTATTAATTGGATCAAAAGATATACAATTAAATCTTGAAAGAAGAGGTTCAGGCAATAAATTAATATAATTAATAGATCCTATAAATCTTGTTGTTTTGGAATGTTTTTCTATTAAAGGAAGTAGAGCCATAAAAAATTCCCTGCTTGCGCCTGTAAGTTCTTCTAATACAACGCATTTTACAGAATCTTTACCACCTTCTAAAGAAATTGTTGAACAAAATTTATCAATAGATTCTATTACTCCTACTTTACCATCTGTTGTAGCATCAATATATTTAGTAATATAATTTTTTGATAATATTCTGCTTGAACTAGTTTTACCAGTGCCAGGTGAAACTGAATGTAATAAAATATTTTGAATAAGACCTTTACTTAATTCTTCTCTAACTCGTGGTAAAAGTATTGCTTGTTCAAATGTATTTGGTCTAAACCGTTCTGTAAATAATTGATGTATTATAGATGACATTATTATGTTTAGTGTTTATATGTTATTATTTATATTTTGTTTTAATTTTTTGTTTTTATTTCTTCAACAGTTTCAATAATAAATTGTTTATTACATAAATAAAAATCATAAAAATCTGAATATTTTTCTTTTATGTAAATATCAATATTATTAAAATTATTGTTTACTTCATAATAAGTTTCAACAGTTTCAATTAATAAAATTAATATTTGTTTTATTTTACCCATTTAAGATTCGTTGAATAAATTAACTAAAAATATCATTCCTTCAGCTCCTATTATAAATCTAGAAAATCCATTCCATTCAGGAACTTTAATAGACCAATTACACAAAGATAAAAATAAATAAGTTGTGCCTATAACTAATAGCCAAGCTATTATTAATTTAAAAAATTTTTTCATTTTTTCATTTTTTTTTCATTTTTATAATAATTAATAAGTAAATATATTCTATTTTTAATAAAAATTTACATAACATTTGTTAAAATTAAGTTAAAATTATAAAATAATTTCACATAAATAATAATCTTGACCTGTATTAACTAAATTTTCTAATTTATCTAATTCTACACCACCACATCTTTTAATAATATTAAGCATTGAACCTTCATGTGCATGAATTAAGACATTTTTTATATTTAATTTTTTTAAATAATCTAAAGTAAATTGATTTAATTTTTTACCAATTCCTTTACCTTGATATTCAGGTGAAACTGCTACAATATGTATATAATAAGTATTATTTTTACCATAATCTTTATATACATTAGGATTCCAACAACTTAATAGATATTTATCAAAAAATTCTTTATTTAATTCATCTAATAAAGTTAAATAATATATGCCTACTAATTTAGTTTCATTATACATACCAAAACATAATGCACTTTTCATTTTAAGTGCATCATATAAACCTTGTTCGTTATCTCTTAGAATAGGTTCAAAACATTGTTCTTCTAATTTTAGTATATCTAATTTGAAATCATCAAAATTTTCAAAATTAAGTATTTTAATTTGAAAATTTTCTTCCTTATTAGGTTCTGAATCAGACGTTTCCATTTATAAATAATTCCTAATAACTGTTATTCCATATGATTTATAATATCTCCATCATATAAAGGTTCTCCGTATATGATTACACTTACACTTTTTGAACTAGGTTTACCATTATCATCTACCGCATGCCATCTTTCTTTTAATTCATCAAATGTTAAATAATCTCTTGTAAATGAATAAGGATCTTCAAATATTATTTTATCTTCAGTATATCCAATAGCAACAACATAATGACCATTATCATATGATTTAGACCAATCTTCCTCTTCTTTTAATCTCCATGCTTGAAGAAGTACTATAACAGGAATATCTTTATCAATATATTTACAAAGATCTTGTGGAGTTAAATTATTTTTTATATCACAATTAAATCCATAATATTCAGATGCTTTTTTAATATTAGATAATTTAGTACCATTATTAAATTTTTCTACTGGAACTGTTTTTAAAATTTTTAAAAATTCTTCTTCTCTTTTATAAATACCATAATAAGTCATCACTAATTGAAAAGAAGCAGCACCACAATCATAAGTGTATGATTGACTTATTCTAGGGAAATTTAATATTTTAATTATTTGTTTATTAATAGAATATTTTGAAAGATCACCATCTTTAGATATATTATTTTCAAAAATTATACTTTCTTTTACTAACATAAAATTATATTATTTTTTCTTTATTTTTAAATACACCATAACTACCCAATGCACTTAATAACCACACAGCCATAGAAAATACAATATCTATTGGTTTAGAATTTAAAAAATAAACATAGGTTATTAAATCTTTGTTAATTAAAAATACATAAAAAATTAATTTAAAAATAGAATATAT